ATCATAATGAAATTAAAAATACATCATCCAGACACATGAAACAAAAATTTTCAAGTCTATTCGAGGATTTTCTTAAACGATTATAGTGTATACGAACCTATCTTTTTTAAAGAACTAGTTTTTATAAATATTCCAGAAAGGCACCAAGGAGCTTATTGATGAGTACAAACCAAGAACAACTAGCAGAAGAAATAAGCGAAGCTGTAGAAAAAGGTCTTCGCTCATTCAAAGAGGCAACCGAGGCAGCAAAAACTGTCAATCCCACCGGGTTTGAAGATCCTGTATTGGGTACAGACACTACAGGTAAAGGAACCAAGCTCGGTACTGCCGAGACTCCTCATGATGCCGCACAAAATATGGCTACGATTGCAGCCAAACCATCTGATGCTCAAGGTGGTGGAGCTGAAGCTCCACAAGCAGAAGAAGGTGAAGAGAAAAAGAAGAAGGAAATGAAGGAAACTTCAGAATATCTCGCTTCTCTCTTTGATGAAGGTGAACTATCTGAAGAATTTGCAGATAGACTTTCTACAATATTCGACACAGCATTACAAGATAGAATTGATTTTATTCAAGCTGAGATGCAAGAATCATTTAATAATTCTTTAAATGATCAAGTCGAAACAATTTCAGAAGAGCTTTCTGAGAAATTAGATGACTTTCTTTCATACGTTGTTAAAGAATGGACAACCGATAATGAACTAGCCATTGAAAGAGGAATTAAGAGCGATATCGCAGAATCATTCCTTTCTGGACTCAAGAGTCTATTCGAAGCTCATTATATTGAGATGCCTGACGAAAAGGTTAAGGTTGTTGAAGAACTTTACGATGTTAACTCGGAGTTAGAAGGTAAGTTAAATGAGCAAATGGAAAGAAATATTGAACTAATGAAATCTTTAAATCAAACAACAGCACAGGCAATTTTTGCTGGACTATGTGAAGATTTAACAGATACAGAAGTTGAAAGATTTGCACAATTATCAGAAACTGTACAGTTCGAAGACTACGATCAGTACACAAGAAAGTTAAACATTATTAAGGAATCTTTTGTTGGTTCTGGTAATGTTTCGGACGATTCGAATCTAGAATCAACAACACAAGTTTTAACAGAAGATATCAATCATAATACGGGCACAAACCCACTTATGGATGCATATACGAAGGCTATAGGATTCCAAAATAGAAACAAGTAATTTCCAAGGAGAATTAGGACATGTTCACACATAAAGACGATTCAACCCCATATGACGAGCTAGTCGAGAAGTGGAACCCACTTCTAGACCACGATTCGTTAGATGATATCCAAGATTATCACAGAAAAAGAGTAACTGCCGTTCTTCTTGAGAATCAGCAGGATGCTCTTGCACAGCAGGCTCTTACTGAGCAACCAGCCAACCACATTGGTGGTCCATTTATCAACCCACAAATTGGTAATGGTGGTCAGCTCGCTGGTTACGATCCAATCCTAATCAGCCTCGTTCGCCGTGCTATGCCTAACTTAATGGCATATGATCTCTGTGGTGTTCAGCCAATGACCGCTCCAACCGGTCTTATCTTTGCACTCAGAAGTCGTTACACTGGTGGTACAGGTGGTGCTGAAGCTCTCTTCCAAGAAGCCAACGCATTCGCTGGTGCTACACAGGCATCTTCACCAAACGCTGGTCTCTCCGCTGCACCATTCGGTGTTTCTGGTGCTGCCGCAACTCGTGAAGATCTGCTCGCCGGTGGTCAGAACACTCTCGTTTCTTCTGGTGCAGTTAGTGGTGCTGCTGCAACCGAACTAGACTTCCGTGGTATGAGCACTGCGGTTGCTGAAGGTCTTGGTTCTTCAACTGGTAAGGCTTTTGCCGACATGGGCTTCTCAATCGAGAGAATCGCTGTCGAAGCAAAGACCAAGGCTCTCAAGGCTGAATACAGCACAGAACTCGCTCAGGACCTCAAGGCTGTTCACGGTCTTGATGCTGAGACAGAACTTGCTAACATTCTCAGCACTGAAATCCTTAGTGAAATCAACCGTGAAGTCATTCGTACTCTTTACACCAACGCTAAACTTGGTGCCAAGCAGAATGACATCGCTGCTGGTGGTATCTACGACCTCTACGCTGACTCTGACGGTCGCTGGAGTGCTGAAAGATTCCGTGGTCTCATGTTCCAGATCGAACGTGAAGCCAACCAGATCGCTAAGGAAACTCGTCGTGGTAAGGGTAACTTCGTTCTCTGCACCGCTGATGTTGCTTCTGCCCTCGCAATGGGTGGATTCCTCAACATCTCACCAGCATTGAACACATCACTTGACCCAGACGACACAGGTAACACCTTCGTTGGTACACTCAACGGTAAGTTTAAGGTCTACGTTGACCCATATGCTGCTGGTTCAGTTGGTGCTGGACACGCATTTGGTGACTACGCAGTCGTCGGTTACCGTGGTAGTAACCCATATGACGCTGGATTCTTCTACTGCCCATACGTTCCACTCCAGATGGTACGTGCAGTCGATCCAAGCACCTTCCAGCCCAAGATCGGGTTCAAGACTCGATACGGTATGGTTGCCAACCCATTTGCCGAGAGCACAAATCTCGGTACACTCGGTGGAAACCAGTACTACCGCATCTTCGCTGTCAAGAACCTTCATGGTTTTGCTCAGACTGGTTCGACTACCTGATAATCCTCATACGGATAAAGAGGGAGCACTCTTCGGAGTGCTCCTTTTTTTTATATAAATAGTATTATGAGCAACGATCCAAGACATCTGGGTAGCTATCCGTCAACATCAAATTTGTTGACTGCTAATCAATTTAAATTTAACACTGCAAGAATACCAATTCTATCTGAGTATGTTACCGGAATAAATGTTCCTTCTATAGAATTTATTAGTGCAGATTTAAATACTTCGTTTGGTGTAAATATTCCAACTGCAACCGGTAAATATATTTTTGAGGATCTTACTTTGTCATTTTTAGTTGATGAGCAACTGGAAAGTTGGAGAGAAATATACGAGTGGTTACGTAGATTGGGACCAATGAATGACGAGTCCCAATCAGAAATGTATAATGATTGTAATAAATCAACTACAGTTGGTGAACTGTTGGTGTTAAACAGTGCATATAAAGAAAAATTTAGATTTAAGTTTTATAATATGTTTCCAATATCATTAACAGGGTTTTCATTTACTACAACATCTGCCGATAGTATTCAGTTGTCATCTTCGGTTACTTTTAGATATTCTTATTATGAACTAGAAAACTTATAGTGGAGTGTTTATGGATATTGAGTCTCTTCGTGAAATGGTAAAACAAGATATAAAAATAGATGAAACAGATTTAAATTCAGAGTCACTAAAAACACCACAAATACACAACAAGTATTTGGTGTTATATGAAAATTCAAAGCTAGAATTAGAAAAAATACAATTTCAAGAAAAAGTCTTAAAGAGAGACAAGTGGTTGTATTATACAGGAAAAATGGGCGATGACGATTTAAAACGACATGGGTGGGAACCATTCGAACATAATATATTAAAAACTGATATACCGATGTTTTTGGATTCTGATACAGATATTCAGAAAATTAGAGCGAAATATTCTCTTCAGGAGTCTATTGTGTCTTATCTAGAGGAAGTTATAAAGATAATTACAGGAAGACAGTGGAACATTAAATCTGCAATAGAATGGATTAAGTTTACTCAGGGTGTTTGATGGATTTAGTTATTAAACAAAAAGATGCTGTTAATCTTCACATTGAGTGTGAAAAATCTGTGGCTAAAGAACTTAGTCAATATTTTACCTTTTATGTTCCAAATCACCAATACACCCCAGCGTTTAAGAAAAAGATATGGGATGGGCAAATAAGACTATTTAATCTTTACGGTAGAACAATATATGTTGGTTTACTTGATTATGTTAAAAAGTTTTGTATTGATAGAAAATATAAGTTTGAAATAGATAGTGAACAGTTAGTATCATCATCCAAATTAAATATGGATGAATTTTCAGAATTTATTAAATCTCTAAAACTAAAACTAAAACCACACCCACATCAACTAAAGGCATGTTTTCATGCCATGAAAACTAAAAGATGTTTACTTCTTTCTCCCACGGGTAGCGGTAAGTCATTAATTATATACATTCTTGTTCGAGATGCGATAATGCGTTTAAATGAGGGTGAAAAAATATTA